CAGCTCTACACCGTCGCCGTAAGTATAGTTGCTATCGAACGCATTGTTCAGAATAGCAGCAGCCTTAACCTGCTTGGTGTAAGCCATAGCGCGGGCAAGTGACTTGGTATAACGAGAAGACAGGGAATCGTACAGGTTGTCCTCAATAGCCTCTTCGGTTACTGAGAAACCCATAGAAATTGTCTCGTGGTTATATCGAGCAGTCCACGCTTCTTGGGCGTTGTCGTATGCAATGGCTGACCCTTCGTTCTTGACGGGGGCGGCACCAAAGCCAGACAACTTGGTTTCTTCTTCAAAAGAACGATCTGAGCTTTCAGTCTCGAAAATCTCAGCGTGCTCTTCACCATATTTCTCATACTCCATGCCAAATAGGGCATTTAGGCCCGGTAGGAGTTCTTTGAGTAATTGCGCTCTTGAAATAGCCATGTCTCAATACTCTCCTTAAATACCGGTCTGGTTAGTATAAGAGTGCTGGCCGGGGTTGAACTTAACGATCAAATCCGTAGCAGCGTCACCAATTGATGATCCCGGTGCGTCAACAAAGTCAACAATCCGGAAAGCCCATGTAGCAGTAGCCGCAGTAGTAGCAGACACAGCAATATCGGAATTACCAGTAGTGGTGCTTCCTGTGCTGGTAGACTGTACTTCAGCCAAATGCACATTTTGACCCAAATCAGCTTGAGTTACAGCGCCATCGGCCTGAACTTGGAACAAGCAATCTGGATCATCCACAATATAAGCCATAGCGTCAGAAGCTACAGTGCTGGCGGGCCAATACTGGCTAAATAGCTTTTGCTTAGAATTGGGATCAGTGTAAGTGCAACCTACGAACACGCCGACAGTACCGGCGGGGAAAGTCGTAGAGTCGTCACCGTTTGTAGTCACTATCTCGATTGTGCCACCAGCAACAATAGCCACAACTGTGCCATTGAAGATGTTGGTGCCATAACCAGAAGCGATCTTAATCTGACGGGTAGAACCAGCGTAAGGCTGTCCTCCAATCAGATTTAACGGCTTAAAGCCGTAAGGGGCAGCAGAAGATGCCATGATAGACTCCTAATTATCCTTTACCGAAAGTAACCGTCGATCTCCTATCATTAAATATAGGCATACGAGGATCACTCTCACGCATTAAGTTCTGGTCTACAGACTGCATCTGAGCAGCGGTTTGCTGCTTATAGTAGTCGTTGCGTTCTGTGACCATCTCTTCAGGAGCTTTGCAGAGCATGAGTCCACCTATCACGATATTGTCCTTAAACCTGTCGTCAATAATGGCGTCAGTAAATATCTCAGGGTGAGCGTCAGCCCTTACAGGCTCCCATCCTTCACGTAATTTTGAAGAAACATTTGTGGCATCAGATACACCGCGTGTAGATACACGAATCCAGCGATACACGTAACCGTCTTCTGGCGTAGGGCTGGGCAATACTTCTGGCCTAGTCCATGCCTTCTTACGGGTACTTGTTTCTCTAGTTTCCTGCTCACGCGAAGTGCGTAGTTCATTTTTAGCCATTTTGTCTCCTCGCTAGGTCAGCGACCTGTTGTGCGTACTTTTCCAGTGGTACTCCAAGTTTTCTTGCTATAGCAATTTCCGATTGCTTTAATTTCACCTTCTTAGGTGACGTGCTCCGCGTAGCGGGTGCAACCACATTGCTAGGTTTAGGCTTGGAAATCTCCTCTGGTTCGTCGTCTATCCCGTCATCAAACTGATCGGGGAACACTTGGCGCATACGAGAATTTATTTTCTCGTAGTATTCGTCAGATTGAGGGTCTGCACCCTCTTTCGTCAACTTGTTGTGCAGTCCCAAAGCAAACGCGGTCATTTCATCGTCAGACCCAAACCAAGGATTTTCATCCCTCCACGCTTCGGCCTTTACATCGCGCTGCGGTTGCTGTTGAGACGCAAGTTGCTGTGATTGAACAGTATTTTGCTCAGGTTGTAAAGCAGTTTGCCGTTCTGTTGCTTCCTTTGGTTTCAGAGCGTTAACACGCTCCATCCGTATTTGAGCAGCGTTGAGAAGCGTTTGAGCTTCTAGTACCGCATCAGGCTCTCCTGATTCGTACGCCTGTCGATACTGCCTCTTAGCCATATCCAGTTCAGCTTCAACTTGTTTTTT